CGAAAGCATGATCCTTTAACTTCATTTAATACTGATCTCACTTATAAATTGTCCTGTAGCTGTAGTACCTGCACCCCCTGCTGTTAATGCTACTGTTGACGATGAGTCAATTGTACCTGCTAATGTCCCTGCAACCCCTGCTGCAGTTGAGGTCTGACTAGATAATGGGCTAACAGCACCAAGTGATGGAGCAGAACTTACTATTGCATCTCCTTGAGTAAAACTTTGCGTGAAGCTGAAGGATTCTCCTGCAGTTGCCTGAACAGCAGATAAGGTTGGTATTGAACCTACTCCTGATGCAATGGTCATAGCACCAACAGAGGTAGTTGCTGACCCACCTTCAGGTGTATATTGAGTTGTTACGTTGTTTCCTGAGACACTGTAAGAGTTTCCTACTCTCTCTACATTAGTTGCTGCAGCATTTACAGTTAGCTGTATACTGCTCGATAATTTATGTGTGATATTAGCCTTTGCTGCTGGTGCAAATATCAATATCAACAAAGGGAGAAATTTTCTCATTGTTCTGAACTTATTGTTTGCTATACATAAGTTTACATGAGCGAAACTTAGTATATGATCGGATTATAAAATGACTGAAAATTCAAAAGAGTCACAGAAAGCACAAGAAAAAAAGAATGTGTTTTCCAAAATAAAAGAAACTATTGATGATAAAGAAGAGCAACTAGAGATTCTGGGGACGTTTATTCGGCTTGGCGTTATGGTCTGGGCTGGGTTCATAATTTCTTTGAATTATGTTTCTTTTCCTGGGTTATCTAAGGATGGTGGACCCAAGGACATCACTTTCATAGCAAGCGTTTTCACGGGATGTCTTGCTACATTTTCGGTAGATGTAGGTAAGAAAAAGAAAGAAGGAAAAGATGGGTCTAAACCATCAGCAGCAATACCTACTCAGATATTGCGTATAGAACAAGCTCCAATTAAAATAGTGACAGATAGTACTTCTAAGTGAAATGTATTACAAACAGAAAAAAAATTGGGGAGTAATAGTTTTAGTATCCATTTTGGGTTTATCTAATCTTTCTTTGATGAATACTTTGGTTTCATCTAAATTTAAAACTCCATATCCAAATTTAAATTTACCTGTAGGTCCTTATACTTCATATGATTTACTCGCATCTGAGGATGGATACAGACTTAGTTATAGATCTAATGATCCAGCAATTCTCCAAAGAACGAAACTTGTAGAAGAACCAAAAGGGTTATTTGGTAATAAAAAGTCTAAATTAAATTTAAGAGAAACCTACACTATGGGAGGTGGAGTTAATAAAGAGCCTACAGAAGGCACTCTGATGACTGAAAAGGATTTAGCATGTCTTAAGGTAGAAGGAAGTGGAAACTCCACAGGAAGGGTCGTAGGAGCCTCTGTAGGTGTAAAAGCTGCTCCTTTATTCAGTAATGTACCAATAGTTGGTTGGTTAGCTGCAGGGTTTGTTACTATGTTTGCTCAAGATAAAGGATCTGAAATAGGTGGACAGGTAGCTAGAGACTTTAACGATTGCTAGTAGCTAGATAAAATTTAGGAAGCTATACTCAAATTAGTAGAATATTTATCATGTCCTGTACAGTTTCATCCGAAAAATTAGACGATACAATGAAGCAATTAGTTGAACAGCAGACTGCTTTGGCTAATGATATAAAGTTAAAAGATTTAGAATTAGGTCAGTTAAAAGAATCTTATATGAAAGTTTTAGGGGCAATAGAAATAATTCAAATTTTAAAGAAAGAAGTGGAACATCCTGTTGAAGACTCAGAAAAAATTGACATTGCAGAGGTTACATGAAATGTTATCGGAGATGAATCAAAAAAGATATAAAGCCCTTAGATTGTTAGCCGATCATATTCGAACACCTTCCCGTGATTTATCCCTAAATGCCATATTCAATGATGTTACAGATGAAGATTTAAAATGGGTTACTGAGAAAATTCATTATTATTTATTAAGATTGCTAGAAGAATCAGACTGTGAAATAGAAGAGGATGTTGAGTTAGTCCCACTAATGGAATAAAAGATACATTTATGCAAGTTTATGCAGCATAGAGTTTTCTCAAGGTTGCAAAATACATGTGATTAATTGCGAGCAAGATCTTTTAGTAAATCTCATTGAATTATCACCTCAGAATGCTCGACGAAAATTTAGACAGTCAATTTTTGAATCTTGGGGATGGAAGTGTGCGTATTGTGAAAAAGATTTAGATATAGATTCTGCAACGATAGATCACATATTACCTAAATACAAGGGTGGTCATAATGTTAAATCAAATATGTTGTGTTCCTGCTCAAGTTGTAATAGATCAAAAGGTTCAGTATTACTAGGAGAATGGTATAACTCTTCTAATTTCCATTACACAGAGGAAAGACTTGGTAAAATAAAGCATTGGATGGAAGACAATAGTGTTTCTATTAAATTTCTATCTTCAGATAAAGCAACTCCGCATATAACAAATGACTTCTACATCGGATGGATCTCAAGCTAACGCTAAGGCATTTCTAAGAGATAAAAGCCAAAAGATTATGGAATATATGCCTGAATTACAACGGGCACGTATGCCAGATGCTCTAGCTAGAACAGAAGGTAGCGAAGATCAGAGCATTCGAGCTAAGGTACAGAAAGGTACTATAAAAATTCTTTAATGGATGCAGTTAATTCGAAAGACAGAAAGCTTGTTAATGACCTAGTTATTCAAGTTTTAAGAGATTCTATGTTTGTTTTAGAGCAAACCAGATTAGTTCATTGGGGCATAAACGGCTCTAAGTTCTATCAAATTCATCTTTTGACGGGTGACATACAAGATGAGATGCATGCAGGTGTAGATACGATTGCAGAGCATGCTAGATCAATAAATATAATGACTCCATTATCTGTAAATAATTTATTTTCTACGAGAATTCAAGAAATTGATATGAGTAATCCATATGACGAAGATAAAATCATCTTAGAATTAAGCGTAGTTCACGACATGCTTGCAAGTCTTTTTGAAGAGTTAGCAAAGTATGCTGGAATGATTGGTGATGATCTTACTCAAGACATGGCAGCTGATCGTGGTCGAGAACTCAAAAAACATCAGTGGCATTTAAGATCGACACTGACATACAACTATGAGACAGACGAGGATGTCAAGCAAAACGAAGAGAGCAAAAGCTAAACAACTTTCAAAAGATCATTTGAAATGTAATAAGCCTAAGAAGACTCCTAGTCATAAGACAAAATCTCATGTTGTAAAAGCTTGCAAGGATGGAGAGGAAAAGATAATTAGATTTGGTCAGCAAGGAGTAAAAGGAGCTGGAAAGAATCCAAAGACAGCAAAGGACAAAGCGAGAAAGAAATCATATTATGCAAGACATAATGCTCAAGATTCGAGTCCTGATAAGTTTTCTGCTAGATATTGGTCACATAAAGTTAAGTGGTAATTAAATAAGACTCCAACTTCTCCACCATTTGGTGATAATATATTTTGAACCTTGAAGTGGTGGTAAGGCTTCATGCATTGTTTTATAGTTAGGGAATCCGTTTATATATAAGTTATTCCATCCTATTAATAAGCCTTTTTTTGGTTTAATTTTTAAATTTAAATACTTGAAATATGTTTCTCCTCCTTCTTCTACGTCATTTAAATAAATCATAGTTGTCCATGTTCTCTGTCCCATCCATTCACAATAAGTTTTAAATTCGTGGTTAAAAGGTGAGAAAAAATCGTAGTGTTCTTTATAGTATTCACCTGCTTCATATTTTTGAGCTTGCATTGTTTCTCCAAAAAATGGCTCTAAATCCATAAAATTTGCTATTTTTTTATCAATATTTAAATAAAAAGGATCTGTAAAGTAATTTAAATCAGAAGTTTTACTAGTTCTATAGTTATTTACGAGGCAAGTATCTCCTTGATCTGCGACAGTAGAAGGTCTAAGACTTTTTGATATCATTGACATTAGTTGATCACATTCAATACCTGATAAAAAGTTTTCTTGTTTATAAATCTGAGTAAATGGATAGTAAATTCTTTGAGCTTTTTTTGTAATATTGTTTTTATAAAACTCTTTATAATTTATTTTTTTAGGTTTTTCTTTAAATGAAGCTAAATTTTGTAATTTTTTTAATTGATTATCATCTAAATTGTATGTTTCTTTAAATTTTCTTATAACTTGAGTCTTACTTGCACCACTAATTGAAGCTTCTATAAAGTGTCTGACTAAATCTTCTACTGTCATCTTAAAGTTTTACTAGTCTTAGAATACACTTAAACATAGAAAATTCAAATGACAACTGTAGCTGTTAGTTTTATGATCCTTTTTGGCGGCAGTTACGGAATAAGTTCTATGTTGTTAAAGAGAAACGTAAGAACTCATGACCCCAGTTACAGATCCCAAGAAACACTTACAAGACTTTATAAAATCGAGAGATCTAAAGAAGACTGGTTTAGATGATGGTATTCCTGATATTCCAAACTTTTCTGTAGATACTAAATCTTTAAAAACTGTATAGTATTGCTCCTTAATTTACTGTTGGTAATATATGTATAAAGGTTTTAATTTATATGGATGTTAACCTCCCAGTAGATCAAGAATTTGCAATTCATGCTGCTGCTATTGCAATCCAAACTTTAGACCGCGTAGAATTGGAAGAAGCATTTATTGAGCTTTTACATCAAAAAGCATTGGATCGTCAGATGTTTTTCAGCATTATGAAAGATCACGGAATAGATGCAGACATTCAATTTCAGTTATCAACTGAAGGTCAAATTTCTTAAAAAACATGGCTACAAGAAGAATTACAGGAACTCTTGACACATTCAGTGTAGATGCTGGATCAGATGTCATTTATGTAGGTGGAGCTGCTTCAGGCGACAAAAGTGATGATGTAAGAGGCTTCGAGGTAAATCCTGGTGGTAATGGAAACATTATTGTGAATATTGAAAAATCATTTGGTATACGTACTATTCAAATATTTCAAAAAGATGCATTTCCCACAGGTAACGCTCCTACAGGATATAAAAAGTTTTTTGATATAGAAAAAGCAGGTAAAGGAAAAGGAGCTATAGGAGTTACAGTAACTAACTCTTCTAAACTTTATGTTGTATTACTGACATATGACGGTTATTCTGAAGTAAGTTACAACGGCACTGTTGACGTTCCCTAAATATCCTTTTTTTTCAGAAAAAGGTTTTGAATTAACTAAATCATATACATCTGCTAGAACATTTTTAGGGTTAGAAAAATATGCGGCTTATAAAGACTTTGGAGAAGAGTCTTGGAAAATCGGCTATGGAAGTGAAGAAATAAATGGTCATGGTCTAACAGCAAAAGACAGATTTACTCAAGAAGATATAGATAAACAGTTTTATTTGGATTTAAAAGAATTTTCTAATCAATTAAAAGATTATGTTTTTGTTAGTTTAAATACTAATAGAAAAGCAGCACTTTTAAGTTTTGCTCATAGTATTGGTATTCAATCTTTTAAAAATTGTAAGTTATTAGAACTTATTAACAGTTATTCTTCTAAATCTAAAATTATTAAGGAATGGAGTCCTTTCATTAATACTTATTGGATGTCAGGAGGCGATCTAATGGTCGCTAGAAGACGTGCTGAAGTGGACATGTATTTTGCCGCAGATAAAGAAATACCTACCTTCTATACCCATAAGTGCCACACTGAGATTTGTTTATTGAATTTAGTCGAAACTTATAATGGATCTTCTAATCAAATAAAAGGTATTGAATATTTAGAAAAGAAATTTAAAGAATTTGATCCTTCTGGAGAGTCTCTACGTCGTTTTTTCCGCTACTGGAACGAGAAGCCAAGTGGTCTAGCATCTCCGAAGCGAGCCAAGGTTGATCTTTAAGATAATTTAAAGCATCAATTAGCTCTAGCTCAGGGGTATAATTTTCAATTAAATCTTTATACTCCATTGTCATCCTCCTGTGGAATATCTTTTAGGTGAGAAGTAGGAATTGTCACGTTCTTAAAGCCTTCATGAAAAACGTGTGATAAATTTTTCATTTTCTCCTCATGCATTCCTATTTTAAGCAATACTAAGTATCCAATCAAATCATTTACTACATCTTCATCATTTGCAAGTAATCCTGCACCTTGCATAATTCGATTCAATTTATCATCAATTCGAACTAATAACTGTTCTACTGGGGATGATTTACTAAAAACTCGACATGGTTTTAAGGCAGAGTTACCGTATTTTCTATTTTTTTGTATTAGAAGTTCTTTGATATCATCGCAGATTCCACTAATTTTCATTTCTGATTCAGACATGGGCATGTTAATTCCTCGTAGAATATCTCTATGAGTAAGTTTACTAGTAGTTACGACGTTGACAATCGTTATAGGTTTTATAAGTCACTGAATCCTAAAACGGACATCAGTAAAACCCGTCGTGGAGTAAGACCAGGAGTTGATGATAATTCTCGTAAAAACTTTTTAAGATCATTTGTAAGTAATTTAAATGAAAATGGATTTCCAAGACCTGCACAAATAAAAGATCAAGAATTTCCAAGAGACAATTAACATATTACTTTTCCAATATTAGAAAATATATCTTTGAATCTATCTGTCTGATCAAATCCGAAATCTATTCTAGGTAAATAGATAAAGTAACCCCAATGGACTGGGGGAGAGATAACGTACATTCCTTTTCCATGAATAAGACTAGCTCTATCGGTAGGGAAACATACAGGATAGTCCCACATTTCTGGGCATATTCTTAACATCTCAGGATAGGTAGAGAAAAATAAAGCTTCTCTGATGTTTCTTAATCTCCATTCTCTTACTAATCTTCTAAACCATATAACACTTGGGGCTTTTGCTCCTACTCCAGCTTTGACACTCCATCTCCAAGTCCCTCTTTCTTGTGAAAATGAGCATCTACCTACTGTTGGAGGAAATAAATATACAGTACCAGTCCAAGGGTCATCAATATTTAATCCATCTTCTTTAGGTGTATATATCTTTTTTGCCCGTAAAAATTCTACATTTGCACTATATGTTGAACATGGATCTAGATCAATATCTCCTAAAAGAGCATTTATATAGGGTAAATAATTACATGGAGTAAGCCAATCATCAGTTAAATCATTTATTTGTTTAGAGAGATAGGGCTTATTATTCACATCATTTTAAAACTTGCACCTGCACTATCTATTTTGTAATGTACTAATGACATTTCTTTTTCGTCTTGAATAATAAATAAAGCTTCTTTATCAGCATCTAGCTTCTCTGCCCTTACTATAGCTTGTTTCATAACATCAGCAGCACCTTCCATATCATGCTTATTAAGGTCATCTACAGCACCTATAAGGTTATCTACTGTTAGATAAAACATAGATTTCTTTTCATCTTTATGATTAGGAACATAAACCATCGCCCCAGGTCCATCATTGTGATAAAACTTGTAATAGTATTCACACATATCTGCACAAATTCTCTCAATTGTTAAATTAAGAAGTTTAGATTCGTCTTCACCTGTAGCCGTTCCAATTAATTTGTTTAATAGCTTAATTCTTCTATTAGTCATTTTGTTTTTACTGCTTCTACATTCTTACTATCTTTTGGTTTTTTGTCAATTTTTACAAATTTAGCTAATCCTGATTTTCTCAGTGTTTCTAAGAGTTTTGGTAATGGTCTATATAAAACTACTGCTTTCTGCATATTTCCAATTTTTTTAATTAATTTTCCATTTTCATCTCTTAATTTTGCTAGTTCACCTTGTCTTATAAGATATTCAGCAACGCATCTATATCTACGTTTTTCTGCAAGATTAATATCGGGGTAGCGATCACAAATTGTGCTAGTTTTCATATCACTAAAAGTAATTCTTATTTGATCTGCAAGAGATAAACCTAAGACTAAATCAGTTGTACTGGTTTCATAACCTGAAATTAGTTCTAAATATCTTCTTAAATCTGCATTTGAAAAGCTACCAGATGGAGGTATAAATATTTCTATTTGTTCAATTAGGGAATCACAAAGTCTTTTTTTAAAATTTTTTGTAGTTATAGAATCAATATCTAAATTTTTAAATCTATAACTTTGGTAGGTGTTGTCAGGGTCTTTAAGAGGGGCATAATTAGTCGTATCTAAAATATCAAGCCAATCCTCTGTTATTTCTACTGGCATTTGAGGATCATATTATTCGTATCTTTTAAAATGTTAGCTTACTTTTTAGAATAGTCCCATTGTTGTCTATGACTAATAAGTAAAACCCAAATATAGTATTGTCTTATATTCTTAAAATGATCTTTTAATTTTACATGTTCATGCCAATCTTCACCATATAATTCTGTCAATCGTTTTTTACATTTTTCTAATGAACCACTGTAATTTTCAGCTTCCCAACAGGATTTAGCGAATAATAATTCTTGTAAGGAACATAATTTATACAACTCAGACGTGGACATATCATGTAGTAGTTGGCTAATATCATTTAAGAAAGGATATTTTTTGTCATGCGTCGCCCTATTACTTATGCTGAGTTGTTGCTGATCTTGATTATTGTCCCCCTTGGCTATATTGGAAGCACTCATCTCTACGAGTTTGTTACAGATAGAATTACTATAGAATGTAACTTCGAAAAATAAAATGGGTGGAAGCAAGCCATCAGCACCAACTGTAATAATGCCTGCTGAGACTAAGCCTCAACAGTTTCAATCTGTAATACCTGAAAAAAGTTTTAAAGATTTAGCCCAGCAGATGGGGAGAATAGAGAAGGAGACTGGTAAAATTCAGGATCAGAGATATGACGAAGTAGGAACACCTGCTGAGATGGGTGCTAGAAGTAAAGGAACAAATATGTTAGCTGCAGCGTCTTATCTTTCATCTTTACCAAAGAATACACCTGATACAAGTTTTCAAACAACTCCAAGACCTTTTGGTATAACATCAACTAAAAATGCATTTGAACAGAATAAAGGACAGACTATTGGAGCAACTACAGGTGCATCAACAGCTCCAGCTTCAGCTCCTAAAAGTCAATTAGACTATGTTAAAGATGCTGCAAAACAGAATTTAGATTTTGCAAAAAAAGAATATTTAGATGCAGTGAAACTAGCTAAGACTAAAGGTAGACCTACACCAACTATCACTAAAGATCCTTCATTCGCTAAACAAGATCCTAAAGACTTATTACCTAAAAGGTATAATCCAGACACTGGTAATATGGATATTGTCTAAGTTATAGATCCAAAGTCCAAAGTAGATTCAGCAAGCTTAGTAACTAATCCAAAATTAATACTCTCTAGTATAGTTTCTGAAACGAAACGCCAATCTACCACTGATACATTGACACTAATTGCATAGTTAGTTTCTAAATATCTAATATCATTTGTAATTAAGAATAAATAGTCACCTACCTCTAAAGTTGTTTTTGGGTAATCAGTTACTAATGCTCCATTATCATCATCCAAATAGTCAATAGAACTTTCTTTGTGAACGTAACCTTCATCATTTATTGGTAATTCTTCTCTTCTACCATCTTCTAATATTCTATAAAAAGCTAATAATGTATTTCTATTAGTATTTTCTTCGTATGAAAATTGAGAAAAATCTTGAGTAAATTGAATAGATCTAGGAATTCTTAACCTAATTTTATAGAAAGTAGTTTGTTTTCTAGTAAGTCCTCCATGAGTATTTTTTAAAGTAAAAGATTTAAATATAGATGAAAAATCTCCTAAATCTATTGGATTATTTAAATTGTCTCCCTGTTCTGCTGGTAATGGATCAGATCCAAAATAAGATGTTGGACCATAAGCAGTAGGACCTCCACCTCCAGTTGGGTAAGTTTCAACCAGTCCTAAGTTAACGAATCCACTATTACTAGGTATTGTGGTTAGGAATCTTGACATGTTTGGCAGTTAGGTTTTTGTCTATTCTTGTAATACTCGAATATGTTGTCATGACTTAGTTTAATCGAGGTAATTTTCTTTGGTTCTTCATAATCTTTCAGTTCTTTTATCGTAAGGTGTTTTGGATTACAACAAAAAGATTCACAGGTAGATTTACTAAATATTCTATATTTACCTGTATATCCTCTACTAAGCCAAAAAGCTACTCGTGGAGCCGATTGTGTTTTACCTGAATGAAAAGGGGAGGGAAAATACGCAGTAGATTCTGTGTTATTTTTTCTTGTAGCTCCTTTCCACGGCCAGCATGAGTCTTCATCCTTTACTTCAACTTGCTCCCAAAATCTTTTCACCTGCCAATACCATCTGAAGTCAAATTCTCTTACATCAACTGAACATCTACCATTCTTAATTTCTTTCATACAATCTAAACATTCCCCCATAATTCCAAAGTTTCCAATGTGTGTAGTGGAATCTTTAATATGCCAAGGACACTCTAATTGTTTATTCACAAGAAAATTTAGTTTGTATTTTTTTGATTCTTCTGGAAAAGCTATTAAAATCTTTTCACAAACTTTTGAAAGATTATCCCAGATTTCTTTTTCATTGTAATCGTTTTTTCTATTTTCAGCATCTTCATATGTCTC